GCAGGAGCAGAAATCTCCTCCGCAGGAGCAGGAGCAGGAGTATTCTTAACTGCGTCTTCTATTGCACTTCCTAGTGTCTCTTCTGGCATAATAGTGACCTCGCTTCGCTTCTCGCTTCGCTTCTCGCTTCGCTTATTTCTTAAGTGCCCAGCCCTTAGGCTCGCCTGACTTCACTCCCTTAAAATGCCCACTTGCCATTAACGCCTTAAGCTTACCGTGGAGCATACTCCGTATAGCGAGCCGCTTGAGCTTATAGGGCTTAGGGATTCTAACAGGCTCGATTTTCGATAGGTTTTCCATCTTATTGTACCTGCTGATTCAGTTGTTGATCCATCTGGGCGTCATCAGGAGTAGCCTGTTGAGCTACTTGAGCCTTCGCTACATTAAAGCCGCCGCCGGCTCCCTGATCCTGCGGATTATTATTAGGCTGAGCACCTTGGCCCGGTGGAAGTGCCCCTTGATTCATCTGTTGAGCCTTAGCAGTCAGAGCGGCAATAGCTACTTGCTGCATCTGGCCTATTATCTTCTCATTCCGGTAGCCACACCTATAGGCGTTTTCCCTTATCATCGCCGGGGACATAGTTGTTTCAGGGAAGTTCTTACAGATACTCAGGAACGTCAGATAACTCTGCTTAGCCTTGTCCTGAGCGGCAGGAGTTGCGTTCATTACATCAATATCCACGTCACAATCATAGCCGTCGGCCAGGTCTTGCGCTCTGATCCACTTGTAATAGGGCTGATTGACCTGTACTTCAGTCAGGACTTGCTCACCAGGATTAGTGCTATACTTAACCCAGAGACCATCGGTTAGCTTTTCTGCCGCTTGAGCCAAGGTCTCACGGCCTATGTCACATATAAAGTTGGAGAAGTCTAGTTGCTCAGCGGACTCTCTTATCTGCGATCTCGCGTCGATTATCTTAGCGGCTGTCGCGGTCTCCCTATCAGCCGACTGTCCGCGTGCTTCAGCCGATGTCCCAGAGATGATATTAAAGTCCTCCTTAGCAATAACCAGAGCCTCTTCTGCCGTCCTGCCTTGCTCCGGATTCTGGATAGGAGTAATCGCGTCAGCCTGCTTGACCGTGATAATAACTCCATCAGGACCGCTAGCGAACTTCTCTTTCTCTAGTTCATCAATAGTATTCTCGACCGCCTGGAACTTCCTGGTGAACCGCCTCCGGAAAGAGCGAGTCTGCTCCCTAGCCTCATTGATTTCATCCTGAGAGGATATCCACTGAAAGGCAGGCGGAATAGGATACCAGCCTTCTGTCCTAAGGTCCCATCTAAGATCCAGAAAGGGTAGCCGCTCGAAGTCCTCGGTCCAGATTTCCTCGAAGTTTCCGTCAAGGAGGAGCATTTGCTTATGAGCTATCTCGTCCCAGATTCTCCAGACCTTGCTAATCTTGCCTGTAGTGAGGAGCCTGATGAACTCAGGATTATTAGCCCTAGTGCCTGGATCGCTCAGAACTCCGCCGCTATAGTCGAGGCTCAGTGTCTGAGATTCATAGTCCTTGGGGAACTTGATTCCCTTGGTGTGGCGGAGAGTCTCAGTGTAATAATAGTCATAGTAGCCGCACCAGTCTAGCTCGCTTAGCTCAGAGCCGTCAGAGACGGAGGTCCGGAATCGCTTCGGATTAACCCGCTTGAAATAGAACCTCTCATTTAGCGGCAGTTCGTTGTCTTCTATGACCTTAATCTTCTCCGAAGGAGTATCCCCTATCGCCTCATCATGATTAGAGAGTAGAGGCTCCTCCTTAAGCGGATTCCTCCAGTCAGCGGCATAGCCTACTTCTAATATAGCAAACCTGAAGAAGGAGTCCAGCGCGGCCAACTTAAGCTGCTGAGTGAAGTTAACCCTGGGATTCTGGATAATGGTGTTAAGAGTATCCTGCTTAATCTCAGCACTCCTAACCGCAAAGTCAAGGTCCCAGTTACTATTCCCCGGACGCGGCGTAACTAGGTAACTCGGCCTCTGGAAGAGAAGGCTAGCAAGCTTAATCTTAATCGTAGAGTAAAACAGGTTAATAGTATACGGATTATAGTTAACCGTCTGGAAATCCTTCTTCCCCTTCCATTGAAAGCCTTCATAGTACTCCTCAAGAATATCGCAGCGGAATTTAGTATGCCACTCACCAAAGAACTTATTGGAGTTGGTGACCTTAGTCTTCCAGGGATTGTATACGCTCTCTTGAGGACTGTCCATATTTCCTTACTTACTTAAGCAATTAAACAAGCACTTCCTTCAGCAAATCCTTCAGCGCGGCGGCGGTGATGGCGAACACCCTCCGGACAATAGTCCGGATAATCTAGAGGAGAGGTCAATCCCCTGAGCGATTAACCGCCCGCTGATCCTGCAACTAATTGCTGCTGTTGCTTATAACGTAGCAGAGCATTATAATAAGCAAAGCTGTTCCTAGCCGGACGCTTACGGCTATTATTAGGCTGACTTCCGTGCATTGCGACGAAATACCTAGTGGGATCATAAGCATGATCTGGGACGGAGGGATCGCGGTCATCAGAGTAAATAGTCTTGCCCTCTATGGTTCCCAGCTCTTTTCTCCTCTGAGCCTGAAGCTGAATAATAGCTTGTTTGCAGCCGTGGGGATAAGCCGGTGATTCTTTAATAAAGTAAAGCCCCGGTGCCGCTTCGCGATACTTACTTTCTCCGAGTACAACTGGCAGGTTAGCCAGCGGGTGTCTGTACTTGCTTGACACCAGCAGTAGCTCATTGATCCTGTTCCTTGTCGCATACTCATTATTATCTGCCGCTAAGAGAGTCAGAGGAGGGGCGTCTATATCCTTAGTTATGTACTCATCATAAGTCCGCCAGAATCCGCCGTCCTTTTGACTAGTCTTCTTGAAGATCTGGGGATCAGCATAATTCCCTGAATATTCCTCGGTGCCGCTTAGGTCAGCAATCGCTTGCCTATGATAGCTAATTACCTTGCCAGGAGAATAGTATTCCCGGTAACAGATATAAACACCGTCCAAAGCGGCAAACCATAGTACACAGGTCGGCGCGGCCTCTCCGTGGTCTAGCGAGCGGAATAGGTTCCCCCTAGATTTAATACGCGCAAGCAACTCCTCAGTAGGCTCTAGAATACTCATCTTATCCAGTGTGTGTATCTGAGCCTTAGAGCGTCCCCACTGCCCCTTTACGTACTTAGAGACCCATTCAGGATCCCTCTTAAGGGCCTCGGTATAGGATTCATAAGATCCAAGCGAGCTATCCCAGGCTCCTTCGGTATAGAAGTAATTAGAATTCCTCTCAAGAGAGTCCGGGTGATACTTCCTATAGATAAAGTGGAATTCAGTGTCAGGATTACAGAGAAGCATGTGATACGAGGGGGCTAATTTAAGCCCGTAAGGGGTGGTGGGCCAGTTTGGTAAACTATTAAGCAGGCTATCAGGTATCGAGTAGCCGTCCCACCTGCCTAAGCGGCTATCGAGCACGTCATAGACCTTCTCATCTATCTCTTCCGCCTGATCTACTAGGATCGAGTTAGGTTCAATCCCGCGTAGCGAGTGCTCATCAGAGGCATCGAGATGGAGCCAGTAAACAGTAGAGCCGTTCTTAAGTTTAGTGATTCCTTCTTGCTCATTGTGGCTCTCCACCAGGCCAGGCGGCAGGAGCTTAAAGAAGGTCTGCATCGTAGTTTTCTTGAGATCGGTATACCGCTGGCGGGCTATTATCATGCGGTACCGCGGGAAGGTAAGGAGGAGAGTAATTGCCTTCAGACAGCCGGCAAAGGTCTTGCCGTTATTGAAGGCTCCGGAAAATACTTGATTGCGAGGAGTGGCGTAGTAGAATTCTTTCTGCCCCGGATTTCTAAATTGAACCTCGAACTCCATTATTTGATCACGTTTAATCGGACTACTTCCCTTTCTTCTTAGAAACAGGAGCCATCTTCTTAACCGCTAGGTTGATAGTGCTATGATCCTTACAGTTAATAGCTCCACATTTCGGGCATTTATCGCTCATTTCTTACTCCTATTCTTGAATTTGGATGCTAAAGTCTTAACAAATCCCTTGTGCATATGTCCCATTGCTGGGTCAGCATGTAATTCGCCCTTCATTTTCTGCTTCTTCTCAGCAGAGAGAGGACTGCCGTTAGAGAGAAGATATCTTACCTGCTTGGGAGTCCAGGGCATTTTGCTTCGCAAAGAGTAATCAGCCCCCAATAGGGAGAATCAGGGCACAGGAGACGAGTCTTGATCCCTGAGAACTCCCTACCAGGAGCTATTAGCTAGTAATTAGTCGTCTTCGGCGCGGCGCCTTCTGGAGGCTTGGTCCCGGCATCAGGCGGCTTGGTGTCAATAGCAGGCGGCTTCCCGAAGTCAGGCGGCTTAGGTAACCAGCCCCAAAGCGGCGGCTTAGGTTTACTCGGCCCACAGCCATGAATAGGAATTCCATAATCAGGATCACACGGAATCCAGACGCCTCCGGGGAGGGAATTATCCGGCCCGACTGGAGATTCCTCGATGCCGAATCCCGGATCAGTGGGGAAGAATACCAACAGAGGAGGCTTTCCCCAGCCAGGATCTACTATCTCCCAGCGGCCAGGAAGCCAGGGGTGTGCGGGAGCAACGGGCGGCTTATTATCGACGTGCGGGGGTAACACTGGCCTTCCGGGCGGCTTATTACCTACGTGGGGCGGCCTACCTCCTGGCAGGCTATTATCGGGCCGCTCGCCTGACTCTATACCGTAGTCAGGATCAACTCCCGTAGAAGTCTCACTAACCTCTAGCCAACCACTTACATGAACTCTGCTCATTTTCTTTTGTCTCCTCTGTCCTTATCGTTATGTATTGCATAGCCTACAGCAAGAAGCGCTACGGCTAATAAGAACCACTCTACTGCTGTTGGCATCGCTTCTCGCCTACTCTTGTGAGGTACTTAGTCGAACCAGGGTGCATCCTCAGGTTCCTAGAGGCCTTACCCCTACCAAGTACCTCAACAAGAGATCATCTAATCTTTCCGCTCCCCTTCCAGAGAATTAGGATCAGGGCGCCTCCGACCACAACTAGGAGCAGGATAGCAATAGCGGCCAAAATAGCGCCTTTCTCCGCATCACTATAGTGTAGGGCTAATAGCAGGCTCACGCTTAGCTCCAAAGGCGTCTCCCTGGCTTGCCGTGTGAGCAGACTCTTCCGCTTCGAGATCACTTATCAGGGCCGCTGTTGATACGTACCTATAGCCCATTACCTTACAGTGAGCCTTAGCCCTAGCCGCGGCAGCAGTTAAGCCGCCTAGGTCGAAGAGAAATACCTTGAAGCTGGTTTGAGTGATATTGGTCCTATAATAGAGGATATAAGGCACCACTTCATCAGATCGCCCGCTTATTGCACTGCTTAGGGCATTAGATAGGTCAGATACCGTTAGTTTGCTCATGCTTTCGTCTCCTATTTAACCGGCGCACCGAATACGCCCCATCCGAGGATCAGAAGGAGGACAAAGAGCAATAGATTCCCGCCCCATACCTTAAACGGGTAAGGCTGTCCGGGAACATAGTCACTCCAGAGGCCAAGGACCAGCCACAATAGCATCAGTACCCAAAAGAATATCTGTAGCGGCATGATTATTTCTCCTCCTTAGGAGTCTCCTTCGGAGCTGACTTCTGAGCTTCCTGAGCCTGAGGCAAGGTCCCCAGAGCCTCAAGAGTCCTCTCAAGAGCAAGCTTCTCTACCATTAGATCCCTCATGGCGGCATCAGTTATTAGGGCTACTGAATTAGGGAGGAAAGGCGAATTAGGGTCGGTTGGTCTTAGAGTCATGGCTTTTTATCTTATTAGTAATCTTGCCTGAATAAGCAAGCCTGCCGCCCGCTTCGCGGGCCGGGGGACTTATTGTATAGTCTCCTGCTCCGCAGTAGCGGCAGCGCGAGGGATTAGAATAGGATTAACTAGAGGAGCGCCGCTGTCCCTGATTACTATAGTAACACTCGGTACAGTAGCGCCAGCGTCTTTCATAAGGCCCCTGAGCTTTAGGGCAGTATTAGCAGCATTTAGCCTAATGGTATCAGTATCTCCATGATCCATTATATGCGAGACTGTATTGAGGGTACTTTCGAGGCTGAGTCCTGCGCTATCGAGGCTATCCTCTAGACTAGAGCCTTCAGGCTTGTCTTGATTCAGGCCGACTGACTTCAGGACTTTCTTGATTTCCGGTGTGAGGATTGGCAACAGCAGTTGCCCTTTCAGCCATGCGCTGTCTGAGCAGTAGGAGGGGAGAATTCTCTAAGCGAGAAAGGGCATATTCGAGTGGGTGGAGAGTATTAGGTGTCATTATCTTCTCTTCTTATAAAACA